TCACTTCTGAAGCGTATTCTCTTCAATCAAGAGAGCATCAGAAGGAAGCTGAGATGAACAATGTGTACCATTCAATGGGTGTGAAGTCTATTCAGACAATTCGCTCCGAATTAGGTCTTGATAACGATACCGAAGCATCAAACTTCATCAAGCCGATTGTTGACGAGAAAAAGGGTGCAACGGAAATTGATCCGATGAATCCTTCATCAAGAGTTGAGTCTGGAAATGCTACCCAAGGCATTGGTGGTGGCGAGCAAGTTCAAGATTCTGCTCTCAATGGGGCACAGATCGCAAACCTTGTCGATATTATTCATCGATGCACTATCGGTGAGATTCCAATGGAAAGTGGCAAGGCGATTGCGAGAGCATCCTTCCCTGCCATCACACCTGAGATCATCGATCTTATGTTTCGTGATGTAGTGGTTAAGATACCCGAACCAGTACAACCTGTGTCAAGTTCTTCAGCAGAAAAACTTGACTCGACTGAACCACCACCAAACCTTCCCGCTGCAAAAGCACCAAAAACATCGACTGTAACAGGATAATTGTTGACAACACTAGACGATTGGATGTAATATCGTATTATGAATGCCGTCATCGAAAATAAACCTGGCGTAGTAGACCGAAACAAGTGCATTGTTTACGGTGTAAAAGTCCTTGGATTTAGCTCAATGAATGGCAGAATCTACGATCCAAAAGCGATTCGTGATGCGGTTCCGCTATACGAAAACGCTCCAGTAAATAAAGACCACAAAACCGAAGCACCTTTGTTTTCTGATCGGCTAGGATGGCTTCAAAATGTCCGTTTTACCTCCGAAGGTTTATACGCTGACTTCAGATACAACCCCCATGCTGATGGGATTGATTCGTTTTTGTGGTTCGCAGAAAATAATGGCCTCGGTGATGTAGGCTTTTCCCATCTCGTTAGTGGAAAATCGATTCCAGATCAAGATGGTACAGAAAGAGTTGTCCGAATCGACAGAGTAAGATCGGTGGATCTAGTTGCTAACCCTGCAACTACCACCACCATTTTTGAATCCAAGGAGACTGCAATGAAAAATGACAAAATGATGACCGAAGAAAATCCTGTCAAGGAAATGTATAAGGAAGAGGTTCCAGATGCTGCACCCACAGAAGCACCTGCTGCTGCACCGGCTCAAGAAGAACCAGCTTCTGATATGCTCAAGAAAATTATGGAAATTTGCGTTGGCCCAGGTGAAGGTTCGGCAAAAGGCAAGATGATTCTTGATCTTATTGCTGCTGCAACTGGCCTCGGTGGTGATATGACCGCTGAAACCTCAGATGTAACAGGCAATCCTACTTCTGGCACACCAGCACAAGCTAAAGTTGATGATACTGAAGAAGATCCAACCGAAGATGAACTTGAAGAATCTTTGAAAGAACTTGAAGACCTTCGCAAATGGAAAGCCGAAAAGATCAATGAAGAAAAAATACTTTCTTTGCTTAGAGAAAGTAAATTGGAGCCGACCCCTGTGTTCGTAAAGCAACTTTCCGCTATCGGTGAAACGATGTGGGCAGAAGCGATTGAAGACAGGAAAAAGGTTGCTCTTGTTAGAGCTAGTGTTAAGCCAGTTAGTTCGACTGCAATCCAAGGCGAGTCGAATTATCAACAGTTCCGTGAAAATGTCCTTGGCAAGTAAGCCATCATTAAGGAGTCCTATCAATGGCGATTACTTACAGTTTCAATGCGACTAATCCTGTGGTGGCTCCAGTTGCCACCAACAAGGCGATTGCAGTTGGCGATCTAGTAGCTTTATCTTCGGGTAGTGCTATTTCCGCTTCTGATTTCGCTTGGACTACCGACTTAGCAACCACTCAAACTGCGTTTGCAAGTGCTTTGTTAGGTGTTTCTGGTCAAGCTAAGATTGCAAATACAGCACTTGTATACGGCAATTCTGTAGCCAATCAGATTCGTGTAGATTGCTCTGGTATTTTCCAAGGCGATTATACTGGTACTGCCCTTCTCGTTGGGGATTTTGTAGGCCCAACAGCAGTATCTAATGTTCTTCAGCCCCAATCTTTGGTTAAAGTTGCTTCCGCTGCTTTAGCTGTTGGTCGAGTTGTTGAAGCCCTTGCGGGTACTGGCGTAGTAAAATTCCAATTGTTGTCTGGTCAAAACCCTGTGGCTAAGTAACCACAACTTTTTTAGGAGAATAGCATGAAGAGTTTAGGTAAAAAGCTGAAGGAATTTGGCCAGCAAAATGGGTTGGCAAAAACCAAAGCATTCTTTTCGGAATCTATCAGCAAAGGCGATATTTCGGTAAACCGAATCTCCCTTAGAGGTCTTGCTGAAGGTATCATTGGCGATGATTGGGCCGAACAGCTTAATCGTTTCAATGGCCCTGAGCGAACCTTTATGGAAGCAACCGAAGCAGTTGATGCTTCTAACTTTGCTGCCATTACTGGTCAGATCCTTATCACTACTGTTCAAGAAAAATACAAATTGGCATCATTCATTGGTGATCAACTTGTATCGACCATCCCTGCTGGTCAAAACCTTGCTAGCGAGATCATCCCTTGGTTGAGCGACATCAGTCCTTCTCCAGAGGTTGTTCAACCCGGTATGCCTTATCCACAAACTCAGTTCTCTGGTAATTATGTACGACTTCCAGCCATCGAAAAGGTGGGTAGAATTTGTGCAATTACCGCAGAAATGATTTATTCGGATAAGACCTCGCAAGCTTTGGCATCTGCCGAATCCGTAGGTACTTATTGCGGTCTAGTGCGTGAAGAGAGAATTCTCAACACAGTACTCGGCCTCACAGGTAGCTATGTTTATGGTACTGCTACTGGCTCAGAATCAACCTTGAGTACTTATTCAGCTACTGCTAACCAAAGTGGTATGACCTTTGGTTTTGCAAACAAGGTTACTTCTTATGCCTTGAGCAACTTTGCTTCTATCAACACGCTAGAGCAATTGTTCTACCAAATGCGAGATCCCAATACTGGCAAGCCAATCGACATCTTTGGCCCTGGTATGCAAATGCTTGTTATGCCTTTCCAGAAATATACTGCAAGCAGGATTTTGAATCCTCAGACTACTAGCAAGAATGGGCCTTATGCCACTTCTGGCGAAGTCGAGCAGTTGGAAAGTCCTAACCCACTTGATAACAACTATGGTCTTCTCACATCCGCTCATGCGAGAAACCTGTTGGTAACTAGTGGTGTTGCTGCTGCAACCGCAGACAAGTATGTTTACTTGGGTAACTTCAAGAAGGCTTTCGTATGGCGAGAAGCCAAGCCTATGGAAGTTGTTCAAGCACCAGCCAATAATTGGGCCGAATTCAACCAAGATATCGCTGTTGCGATTAAAGCATCTTGGTGGGGTTCTGCTGGTGTTACTGATCCACGCTATGTGGTTCAAGGTCTTCCCGCTTAGTCCTTCCTACCCTAAAGTTGGGGGTCAGTTCTTGGCCCCTGACTTTCTTTTTAAGAGGTGATTATGCCAACTCCAGCCGAAAACCTCCTGACTATACGAGACAACTACATAAACGCATTGGTGGCTGATTCAGCCAGTCCTCAACCTTCTTATTCATGGGAAGGTGTTGCTGTTTCTAGGACAGAATGGAGACAGCAAACCTTGCAGCACATTACGCAAGTAAATAAACTGCTCACTTATGTGAATCCCCAAATATTTAAAACGCAATTCATGTAAGAGGTGTTTATGCCTACGCTAAATCTGTCTCAGGAATTCCATGTATTCGACAATCCAGAAGCACTAAGTTTAAAAAACCCTGGAGATGCTAGCCCAACAACGACCAGTTACGGATTTAGAAGAGCGATGACTTTAGCTTATACCGATCAGAGTGGTGTAGCTAAAATTGAAAACATCACAAGGTTTTTAGTTTGGAAGGCAAACATAACTCCATTTAAGCCAATGGTTGATTGCGAAATAACAGATGCTGCATTAGTCAAGTACTATGTAAACAGCATTGATAACTCTGGGAACAGAGAATATTACGGACTCGATTGTACTCAACAGAGCTAAACATGAACAAAAGAGTTTTTAGCAAAAATAGACCAATTATGGCAGCAAATGTCAATGATCGGTACACCACTATCATTGACACATTAGCCACCACTTTGACTACTTTTGGTTACACGATAATATACAAGCGGAAGGGTGCTGTTATCAGAGAATCGGATGCATTCCCATGCATAGTAATAGCACCTTCTGAAGAAGGCGAAGAACTTGGAATAGAAGTTTTTGGTGGTATATCTGAGTACATATATTCTGTCAGGGTTTATTATATTCAAGAATACTCTAGAGATTTAACTTATACCGATCTCGATGACAGGTACAAAATAAGAAAACAAATATTTCAAATAAGTCAATTTCCAGGATCACTAAGTCCTACAAGAATAAACATCAAGGGGATTCAACCTTTTTCGGTCAATAACAACCCGAATACAGTTTACAATGTGACTGGTTTTAAGGTATCATATGGTTTCATGGAACAAGGTATAGTTTAATTTAAGGAGTTAAAAATGGCTGCAATAGACAATATTTTTCTAACAGGTAAAATTGCCAGTCTTTACATAGAAAGAACTGACGATTTAACACCAATATTTCTTCCTTGTACATCTGTTTCTATCGCTACAAAGCATGATACTCCAGATGCAAGTAATTACAATGGTAGAGGATTTGTAGTTCTTTCAGACGGAATTCAAAGTGCTGAAATAACTGTAGAAGCTGTTTATGACAAAGGTAATTTTGATGGTGGAACTCATTCACCAAATATGCCTGTTATATTTGCTGGCATGAAATGCGATCTAAAGCTTTCTCCAGATGGTAATAGGGATGGATTTCTTGGTTTAGCACCATTTACCTCTCCAGTTGGATTGCCAACCAGTACAGAATCATCATTAGCAACTAATGAATACAAAGCATCAAGCAATGCTGGAACCGAATTTGTGTTTGAAAATTGTACTGTTTCCCAAGTGACTTACGATGTTGCTGTTAAAGATGTACAAAAGATCAAATTAACTTTGATTCCTTCTGCTACACCAACAGTAAACTTTGCTGATTACAAATTAGGTTAAAAATTTCGATTACTAGTTATAATCCAAGGAGATTTAAAAATGGCTATTTTATCGGGTAAAAATGGAAGAGTCAGGCTTTCTGGTTTTGCAAATGATCTTCCAGCAACCAACATTTCTGTAAATTCAAAAGCAGAACTTGTTGATACTACTAATTTCACGAATCAAGGTTTTGATTCTCATGCAATTGGTTTGTATTCAGCAGAGATTACACTTGATTTGCTTCAAGTTGTTGGTGGATACGAAGATTTAAAGCAAGGATCTGTTGGTACAATAACGATTCTTGATGGAGATACTCCAGAACAATTTATAGCTATAACTAATTGCGTTGTAACCGCTTTGACTTATACAGCAGATGTAAAAGATGTTCAGAAAATATCTTTGACTTTTGCTACATACGGAGAGTTTGATTTTAGGGTTGGTTATGTTTCAGAATTTACAGATTAATTAGTTTTTTTGAAAGGAAGCATTTATGTCAGATACAGTTGGTAATTTGTTGAATTCCAGCGGTGAAGGATCTTTGACCATTGAATACAATGGGAAAAAATATACCGCTGGATTAATCACTCAGAGAGTCAAAGCTGAATTTGAAAAGCGAATGGAGAAGAAAGCTCTCGATTCTGTTTTCTCAATGAAGGACAGACTTGAACCTGTTGAATTCCGTGAAGCGATTTCTTCTGTAACCAGAGATATTGCTAGCGGAATTTATTCATTTGGTAGCGAGAATTCCATAGCAGCATTGTCCACTCCATCTGGAGCATTGTCATTTGCATCTATATTGTTTTCCGCACCTGAGAATGAAGTTCAAGATGTCATGCTTGCTGAGAATGAAAGGTTTGAAGCGGTAATGGAAATTGTTCGGGATAAATCATTCCCAAACGGCAAGAAGGTGTAGGTGATAGTTCTTTTAATCCAAAAGAACCAATCCCTCCACCTAATTTAAAAAACTATTATGTAAACTTGATGGATAAGCCTTATCTCCTTCGGCCTTGGGAGATTGAGAAGTTAACCGATAGGCAGATAGTAGAACTTTATTACCGAAAGAGGGATGACAAGGGGATTCCTATTACCATTCCTGACCAAAAGCATGAATGGAATACTAGGAAAAAAAGAGTTTCTCCAGAAGATATGCTGTTGCAAAAATACGATAAATTTATGAAAATGGGAGCATCATTAGGGATGAGTCAAGCCAAGATGAAAACATCTTGGATTAAGCAATTTGGAAGCTTACCACCAGGGATAAAATAATGGCAGATATTCCACTAAAATCAGATGACGAGATGACAAACGATCTGGTTGGTGCAGTAGAGAATATCGCCCAAAGCGTTAAAGCGGGATCTAGGGATTTTACTAAAAGCTTTAATGGCTTGACTACAGCAATTAAGAAATTGCAGACAACTCTTGTAAACGCAATTAAAGCGATAAAAATTCAAGTGGTGTCAAAGCCTGAGAAGGCTCAAAAACCAGCGGTTAAGGACAAGCCTACATCAACTAAAGAGGTTGTAAAAGAAAAAGAAACAAAGACCGAAGTAAAGCCAGAACCAAAAGCTAAAGCTCCTAAGATAGAAGCAGCAAAGGTAGATGTTCCAAAGCAACCTAAACAACCCAAAGTTGTAGATCCAGAAGTAGAAGCAGAAAAGCAAAAAGCAAAAAAGCAAAAACAAGAAGATGCTGACCTTAGAAGTCAGAAGTTAAGGGATCAAGCAAAAATAATTGCTTTGCGTTTAGAAGAGGCATTAAAGCCAAAACCAGTCAAAGAAGCAAAGCCACCAAAAGAACCAAAGCCACCAAAAGAACTAAAGGCAGCAAAAGAGCCTAAAAAAATAATTGATCCTCAAGAAAAAGAAAGAATAGTAAAAGAAAAGGCCAGAGAAAAAGAGATAGAAAAAAGACAGGAAAAAGTTAGACCAGTAAAAATTTCTTCTTTGATTGAAGGCATCAATCAAACCGGAGATGCTTGGTCTAAGATGATTTCTGGTGTTAGGGATACTGTAGCAGACATTGATAATGCTAGAAAAGCAGAAGAAAAGAAAGTTGAAAAAGCCGGTAAAGAAGGAACTAAAGAATTTGTTGGGCCTTTAAAAAAAGACTTTGAAGAAAACGAAAGAAAGAAAGTTCTTCCTACTGGGCCTGAGTTTGTAGGCCCATCAAAAGATTTATTTAATAGGGATCAAAAAAGACAAAAAGACGAAGAAGAAGTAAAAAAGCTTGGAAAAGAAGGAACAAAGGTTTTTGTTGGGCCTCCTAAAAAGCTTTTTGAAAATGACGAAAAAGCTACTGCTGATGCAGCAGCACAAGCGATTGCTGCTGCATCAGATGCTGCTGCCAAAGCTATTGAAGATGCAGCAAAAAGAAAAGAAAAGGCAGAAGAAGATGCAGCTAAAGCAGAAAAAGTATTAAGAGATTACTTTAGAAAAAAACAAGAAAAAGAAGCACAAGAATCTTTAAAAGCAGCACAAGAATCAGCAAAAGCTGCAAACGACTTAATTAAACAGCAAGAGCAAGCTGCTAAACAGCTTGAACAAGCCAATCAGAGAACCAAAAAAGAATTGGATTCTATGATTGCTGGGTTTCAAAGCTTTTCACCATTGTTTAGAGGCCCATTGGTTAACTATGGCTTAAAGATGATGGCCAAGGGTATTGGATATAAGCAACCAAAAGAACAGCTTGACAATGATGTTTCTTACCTTGCTGGTGGTGGTGATGCTTCTAATCCAATGAAGCCAAAGGGTACAGATACCCAACCAGCAATGCTTACTCCAGGTGAGTTCGTTGTAAATAAAAAGGCTTCTCAAGATCCAGAAAACAAAAAGCAACTTGAATCAATAAACAGCGGGAAAAACAAAAGGAAACTTGGAGACAACATTTCTGGAAGTTTTTTAAAGTCAGTTATTAGTCAGTACAAACAAGGGAAAGATGCACCAAAAACTGAATATCGTTCTTCTGGCGGTTCAATTGGAGGAGGAGGTTCTAGCGGAGTTGGTTATTATGCTTCTGGCGGTTCAGTTGGTGGAACGATTGCAGCAGCAATTGTAAACATTGGTGGTACTGTTTCTTCTATAATAAAATCCGCAAAATCACTTACTCTTGCTGGTGCAGCATCCGCTGCATTAGGTGTTGCATTTAACAGCGTTACACAATCTGTTAAAATAGCTAATCAAGCACTTGCTATTTTTGGCCCAATGGTTTCAAAAGCAAATCCAGCTTTAATGCAAAAACTTGAAATAGTGATGAACGATCTTAGTGGTGTAATTGGAAGGGCTTTAGTACCAGCGGTTGAATATTTAACACCATTGCTTAAGAAATACGCAGACTATGTAGACTTCTCGATGAAGAAGTTGACTCCTTCGATAAATAAATCTGCGGTTGCATTTGATAATATCGCTTCTCCTTTGCTTGATTTTGGAGCGGTTTTATACAGCGTTATTGGCCCAGTACTTGACAAATTTGCTCTTATAATTGTTGGGATTACAAATGTTATAAAGCCAATAATAGAGTTTTTAACTGCCTTTACATCAGCTTTAGTTCGGACAATTGGAGTTTTAGGAGAACCAATTGTATATGTTGCTATGGCAACTCTTAGTGGTGCGTTTAATTTGTTAACCATTGTTATAAAAACAACTCTTGGGATAATTCAAACTTTATTGGGTGCATTTGTAAACATTGTTGGTTTAATTATTCAGGGATTAGGGAAAGTAATATCTTACATACCGTTAATGGGTGATGTTGGAGAAAGTATTGCTAAAGGTGGAGAAGCAATATCAAGGTCAGGAGAAAGCCTTAAAAAAGGAAAACCAGCAGAAGAGGATAGGATAAAAAAGGGATCTTCTGTTGGTGCAGCAGTAAGAGAAGTATCATCAACATCAATTGCTGGAGTTGGTGACGAAGTCAGAAAGAATGCGTTGATGGCAGCATCTGGAGCAAAGACCCAAGAAGATATGCTTGGCGATATTGCTGGAAAATTAGACAAGAATAATCTCGCAGATGCTTTTGCAGAAGGAATAAAGAAAGCTAATGGGAATAAACCACAAGCAGCACCTCCAGTTGCTCTTGAAGGAAAAATTCCTGGTGCTTTGAATAAACAAGAAAAATTTGAATTAGGTGTTTAAAATTTTAGGAGATAAAAATGCCTTTTGTACCTTTTAATAAGCAAGATTTGTGGACAGACGGAGACATATCTGAAAAGATTGCTAGTACCTCTCCTAATTCAACATCTATATCAATAGATGGTGATGCAAGAGCATCAATGACATATATTGTAAACGGCATAAATGAAAATTTAGAAATTGAAACAAACCCATTGTCATTGTTTTGCCAAGAGGTATTAGGTAAAACAGAAATAAACACAGTAGATGGTTCTTTAAAAAGAACACCACCAATGGCACATCCTCAATTCCGTTGGTTATATGCAGATAGAATATCAAGCATTAGAGGCATTGGTCTTGAAAGAAAAGTTGAAGGCGATATCACTACCGACCTTTTATCAGTAGATACTTCTCCGGCAACTTCATGGCAATATGTTGCTCCATATTTCGTTGTATATGACAAGTATGAAGTTACTGTTGAGTTTTCTGCAAGACCATATCTTGTTGTTAGTGATGAAACTATGGATGCTCTTAATGAAGAATATCCAGGTGATTATAGAATTGATGGTGCTGATGGAACATATTATATGGATGATGGTAGTCAGAATGCTGCTTCTGGAAATCCTATTAGAGAATATGAGCGGTATACTACATATGTAACAGAACCTTCTGCTGAATTTTTAACAATGAAAGGCGGGGCTTATAAATTTTCATCAGATGTTTCCCAAGTAAACAACCAAACAATAGTTGGTTTTTATGGAAAAACATTACTTCCAAAAGTTGTATTAAAAGTTACATGGTTTCAAATTCCATATCAATTTGTAGATCCAGCCAATCCTGCATCAACAAATATTTATGAAGCACTTGGGAGAGTAAATCAAAATGAATGGTTTGGGTATGAACCTGGGGAATTGCTTTTTACGGGTTTTACTAGTACTCCAAAAATGAAGCAGCAATTTGATTTTAACTCTTACGCATTGTCAGATGTAATGGATTTGCCTACATTAGATTCTTTGCTTTATGCAGATATAGTTTTAAGCTTCCTTTATATACCTGTTTTTTCAACAACAACTAGCGGAACTCCTTATCCAAGTTCCCCAGCGGGTGTTATAAATCCAGACAACGAAAGCTACATCAATGCTGGTCACAATTTAGCTCAATCTAATATAAACAAAAAATACTATCCTGTCATATCGGAAGATGTAGACAGCCCTGCTCCTCCTAATAATTTAAAGAAAAAACCGATATACGATAGTTACCCTTTTGAATTGATATTTAACGCATTGCCGTATAAAATGACTACTGTCTAAACCCCATGAGAGGTGACATATGCTAGCTGGAAATTATGATATAATTTGCGAACAAGGTGCAACATTCCGAAGAATCATATCGGTTGTTAACGCTGATGATTCGCTTCCAGATTACTCGTCTAGTACAGCTAGAATGCAAGTTAGGCCTTCAGTTGAATCAGCAACAATTATCCTAGAATTAAATACTGAAAACGATGGTATAACCCTTGAAGATAATTCATTAACTTTAGCAATTTCGGCTACTGATACAGCAGCGTTGCCTTTTGGAACTTACAAGTATGATTTAGAAATACAAACAGGTGTTGAGGTTATTCGTTTAGTTCAAGGGTCTTTTAGGGTAAGTCCAGAAGTTACTAGGCCAGCATAACAGGAGCAATTATGCCATCAAAAGTTACTGTTCAAGAAGAACCTTTTAAAGTTTTAGTGACTCAATCAAAAGTAGTTGCAACTGGTAGTGATCCTGTTTCTCAAGTTATTGTTTCTAGGGAAAATTCCGTTGCTGTTTTTAGATACGAGACAACAACAGGTGCTTACGAGCGTGTTACTTCTATTGGGATAAGTTCAACAGACGAAGACTTGGAAATAGCTGGTTCTCCTGTTACTTCTGATGGAGTTATTGATTTAAATCTTTCGTCAACAGGAGTTACATCTGGAAGCTATACATCAGCAAACATAACTGTAGATGCCAAAGGAAGAGTTACAGCAGCAGCAAATGGAACTACTGCCCCAGTAACTCTTGCTGGACTTTCAGATGTTGCAATTACATCGATTCAAACAGATAATCTTATAAGGTACAGTAATACTTCGGAAAAATGGATCAATACTTCGATTTTGGATGGTGGTAATTTTTAAGGAGAAAATAAATGCCAACAACACTACGAATTAAACGGAGGGCAAATGGTGGTGGTAGCTCCGCTCCTTCTACGCTTGCTGCTTCTGAACTTGCATTTAACGAAACAGTTGGATCTCGTATCTTGTACTACGGACTTGGCAACGATGGTAATGGAACTGCTACTAGCGTAATTGCAGTTGGCGGGCCAGATTATGCGTTTACAGCAACCACTAATGCAAATTTAACAGGCCCGATTACTTCTGTTGGAAATGCAACTTCTATTGCTTCTCAAACTGGAACTGGCACAACTTTTGTTATGTCCGTTTCTCCAACATTAGTGACTCCGGTATTAGGTGTGGCAACGGCCACAAGCATAAACAAGGTTGTATTTACGCAACCAGCAACATCTGCAACATTGACTATTGTTGATGGTGCAACTCTAACCGCATCTGCTACCGCTTCTGTAAGTGGAACAAATACTGGTGATAATGCAGTAAATACATTGTATAGTTCTTTAGTATCAAATGCCACTCATACTGGAGATGCTACTGGTAGTACAGCGTTGACTGTTGTCCGAATCAATGGCGTTTCTTTAGCTGGACTAGCAACAGGAGTTTTGAAGAATACTACTTCAACTGGTCAACCAAGTATTGCAATTGCTGGAACTGATTATGTTGCTCCAGGTGGTGCTTTAGGAACCCCAAGTTCTGGAACACTAACCAATTGTACATTCCCCACATTAAATCAAAATACAACTGGTAATGCTGCAACTGTAACCACAAATGCAAACTTGACTGGTGTTATAACATCAGTTGGTAATGCGACCTCAATAGCCTCCCAAACTGGAACTGGAACAAAGTTTGTTGTAGATACAAGTCCTACACTTGTTACCCCAAATATTGGTGCAGCAACTGGAACTAGCCTTGTGCTTAGTGGAAATTTAACTGTTAATGGCACTACAACAACTTTGAATTCTACTACTCTAGATATCTCAGACAAGAACATTGTTTTAGGAAATGTTGCTTCTCCTAGTGAGGTCACTTGTGATGGTGGTGGCATCACTCTTAAGAGTGTTTCTGATCATACTTTTAATTATGTAGCTTCAACAACTTCTTGGACTTCAAGCGATAATTTAAGCCTTGCTAGTGGCAAGGTCTTAAAGGTTAACGGAACAACAGTCCTTTCCGCTACCGCAATTTATGGTGTGGATATAGATGGAGGGTCTTTCTGATGCCTAGTTATTGCGTCCAAAATGCTGGTACATCAGCTTATAATGGTACATATGATTATTATGCATCGGGTGAATACAGAAAAGTAGGAACACCTACAATAAAGATTCTTTATAATGGTGATGACCTATGGTATTTTATTAACGGCAGTACGGAAGGGTATACTGCAAGTGGTTCTGCTGCTACACCACCTCTGACCGGATGGAATGTTTCAGGCAATGGCACATCACCAGCCCCAACGCTAACAGAGGGAGCCTGTTTAGTAGATCCTTATTGCGTAGCTGGTGCAGGAACCGCTGTCGCAAACGGAACATATAGTTTTACTTCTAATACCTACAACCAATTCATGTCTGGATATTGGCAGCACATCACCCAGCCCCTTTTAAAAATGGGCATGGGCATGATGGGGTCATATGAAATCATTAATGATACTACTAGACTTTATTACGCATCGACCTTGACGGGTCTTTGGTCTACTGATTATGGGGCAGCATCAGCACCCACAGTTACAGCGGGAGCGTGTAGTTCCCCGACACCGAGCCCGACACCGAGCCCGACACCGAGCCCGACACCGAGCCCGACACCGAGCCCGACACCGAGCCCGACACCTTCGCCAACAACAGCGAACATTATTCGGCCCAAAAGAAGCTCGACTGCATCTGCAACCCCAACAGGCTTAGTTGCTTATGAAATAGCGGTCAACATTGCTGATAAAAAAATATGGGTGGCTGATGCAACTGGGGAACCTGTGCTAATGTCAGAGTTGAATGATCTACCACCAAGCATTGATGGTGGTACATTTTAAATGTCAAACAAGATCCGACCTAAGAGATCCTACACGGCTACCAATACCCCAACTTTGATTACTGGGGAGATTGGTATTAATGCTGCTGATGGTAAGATTTGGATCGGTAATGCTGCTGGAAATGCTAATGTTTTGGTTTCATCTTTAGCTCGATCTGATCATACTGGAACTCTTGGTGTTGCCAATGGTGGAACTGGCTTAACAACATTAACAGCGAACAATGTTATCCTTGGTAATGGCACTTCCACCCCAAGCTTTGTTGCACCTAGTACAAGCGGGAATGTCCTTACTAGCAATGGAACCACATGGCAAAGCACAGCACCAGCAGCATCATCTGGTATGCCTACTGGGGCTATCATGCCTTTTGCAGCAATTTCCCCGCCAACAGGGTATTTGCTATGTGACGGATCTGCTGTTTCGAGATCCACTTATGCAACATTGTTTTCTACAATATCACCAAGTAGAGGAACAATTACAGTAACAATCGCCTCTCCAGCGGTAGTCACCTTGTCAGCACACGGATTTCAGACAGGAGATATTGTATACCTAACTACAACAGGGGCGTTGCCAACTGGATTAGCTCAGAACACTCTTTACTATGTTATTAGTGTAAACTCTACTACATTTAGATTGGCAACATCAGCAGCGAATGCAGCAGCGGGTACGGCAATAAATACATCTGGAACGCAATCTGGAACACACACTTTGTTTCATTGCCCATATGGTTTAGGAAATGGTTCAACTACATTCAATGTGCCAAACTTATCTGGTAGAACTCCAATTGGTTCTGGAACAGGTGCTGGTCTTACTGCAAGGGTTCTTGGTACAAATTATGGTGCAGAAACAGTAGCGTTGTCAACGGCTGAAATGCCACAGCATAACCATACAGCAACTGATTCTGGTCATGCTCATACAACTTCAGTTGGCAATCAAAGTGCAGCACATAACCATAACGCAAATAATGTTATGTTGGGTTATGTTGGTGGAGGTGGTGGTGCAAATTTGGTAACTGGAAATACATGGTCAGCTTTTAACTTGAATGCAATAATGCAAGGCGAAGTGCAAACACATAAACATGATGTTACAGTTAATAATGGAACAGCTAATGTTAGTATTGGAAACAATGGATCTGGTTCTGCTCATAACAACATTCAGCCTTCAATAACAATGAACTACATTATAAAAACATAGGGGTTTAATATGGAAAGCTTAAGTATAATTTTAACTCAAAAAGTAAATACAGTTACAAACACATTGCAAGATATTTACAATGTTACTTTGTGTAAAACAATTACTGACGGAACAACAAAAAATATTAATATGCCAGTAGAATTAGATACTGCTGATGGTGTATTTTTAAAATCATTGGTATCTAAAGTTTGGGATTATATTCCAGATGCAGAACCAGATGCTTTATCACAAGCAAAAGCAAGGAAGCTACAAGAAATAAACAGCCAATGGACTGCTTTAGAAAAATCTGGTTGGGATTCTGGCCAAGGTTTTAGTCTTGGCATTACTGCATCTGATGTTGCTCTTTTAGTAGGTGTATTTTCTTTAGCAAAAGAAGCAGCAGTAATGGGCCTTTCTGTACCATCAATCATAGCCATGAATAATTCTGTTGTTAATTTTGAAACCATATCTGAAATGACTATTCTTTTGCTTCGCTATGGTGCTGCAAGATCACAATTGTCAGATGATTTTGCAGCAAAAAGAAGAGCGGTTGAATCGGCAACAACTGTTGAAGAAATAGAATTAATTCAATAACGAGAATAAAATGCCAACAGATATTTTTGCTAATGTGACTGTTCAAGAAGAACCATTCATGGTTTCCGTAAACAATCAAAAAGTTGTTGTAACGGCTTCAGACCCTGTTTCTAAAGTGGTAACTGTTGATGATACTTATGTAACTGTTTTTAGATATGAAAGCACTACACCTTCTACAAGTTCATTTGGAATCACAGCACCTTCTATTTTTTCTATTTCTGGTAGCCCGATTGTTTCCAGCGGTGTTATAGATATAGCTTTTGAAAGTGTTGCAAAGAATACAGTTCTGTGCGGTAAAATAAGCACTACTGGTGAACCTTCTTTTCGTGAATTAGTTTCTGATGATATTCCAGACTTATCTGGCATATATCTTACAGCGGTTAGTCATAATTCTACTCTTGTTGGAGATGGAACACCCGAATCACCATTAGAAGTAATAGTTGGTGGTGTAAGCTCCGTGGCAATAGAATCAGAAGATTTAATGGTTTATGATTCTCCAGTTGTTGATTCTGGAACGATAACTTTAGCAATTGCAACAACAGGTGTTGTCGCTGGAAAATATGGAACTCCATCTTTAATTCCTGTTTTAACGATAAATACTAAAGGCCAAGTTGTAGCAGCAACTACTGCTGCTGTGCCAGATTTTGATTCAAAAATATTTCATCCTTTTTTAATTGGGGGTATGTAATGGCACAGGTACATAAAGTTCTTGGTCAGGTTATTCCACCAGCAGCAACAGAAAACAATTTGTATATAGTTCCAGCATCAAAAAGTGCTATCGCTTCTACGCTGGTTATTTGTAATCAAACTGCGTCAGCAAGAACTTTTAGAATAGGTGTAGCAAAACTAAATGCAGCAGTTGTACCAGAAATGTATATTGCTTACGATTCACCTATTGCAGCATCAGATTCAATTTTTCTTACAATAGGAATAACATTGGCAGCAACAGATGCAATTTTTGTTTATTCTGCTGGAGGTTCAGTTTCATTCTCTTTGTTTGGTGTGGAGATTTCATAACATGACAGTAACTAATTTCACAAACAGAGTGGTAAATATAAAAAATGTTGCACCTACCCCTAGTCCAAGTCCTACTCCTACACCTACTCCAACTCCTAGTCCTACTCCTACTCCTACCCCCACTCCTACACCCACTCCATCCCCTAGCCCCACACCCACACCCACACCGACTCCTACACCAACTCCTACTCCTACTCCTAGCCCTACTCCTACACCTACACCTACACCTACTCCTACTCCAACGCCAACACCAACTCCATCTCCAACTCCTACACCAAATTTAGTTAAGATTTCAGAAATCAATAGTGACCACACAATTACTGGTGAAGGTTCGATGATTTCACCTTTATCTGGAAGCACTAATGGAACTGATGCATCAATTAATTATCAGGCTTCAATTAGTGGTACTCTTAACTACAATTTCAATCTATATGACATGATGTCAGGCGGGGCGATGGGTTATGTTACGATCAATGGAACTTACATAGAAGGTGTTCTTTATGCTAGTGGAATGAGTTTTACAGGAACAATAGCAATTAATTCTGGTGATTTAGTACAGATTTATTTTAACATAGGTGGGGCTTCTGTTGGCATGGCTTATTTAACTATAACATCAATCTATATTTCTGTTTAAAAGGTCAAAAAACTGTTCCAATTTTGGGCTTTAAATGATAAAATGCTTATTTATTGGAGATGATTCAAATGATGTTCGCAGAAATCAATATCATCGACATTTTTGAACGATTCGGTGTGGCATTAAGTTTTCTTGTCTTTATGTTATGGGCTGTTTATAAAGGATTTAGCTGGTTAGGTCAAAATATTATACTTCCATTGCATCAAAGACATATGTTGTTTATAGATCGATTAGAAAACTCAATTGGTGAAGTTGCCAAGGCTCAAGCAGAAAGCTTGAGGATTTTAACAGAGGTGTTGAATTACACCAGAACTCTAAAAAAGGAAGTGAAGCATGATTGATTTTCCCAAGTCTATGCCAGCGGATGCCATGATGTTGATCGTGGACAAAATCCGTGGAAAAAAAGATGTAGGTAATAAAGAATTTAGTAATGCACTTTGGAACATTGCTGGATACGCTGCTGACCAAGTGATTCCAGATGATAGGCAAATATTTCAAGAAGCAGAAGTTTCTCTTGAAGAATTTGCAACTATTCTTGAACAAGCAATTCCCCAAGGTGAGTTTCATGGCAATCCAATTACGATTGGAATTGTTCCTTGGGCAATCGTTCTTAAGACTGCACTAAAATTGTTAATCTCTGTTTTCTTATAAGCACATTCTAAAGCACATCGTAAATAAAAAGGAGCAACCATGATTAATTTCTTGTTTTTAGTGTTTCTTCAGATTCCGACTATAGAACTCCCTGCAAAGGTTTCTGGTCAACCAGGGGCATTTATAAGCATTGCTTCAAAGACTGAAGCCAAAGCAGTTAAATGGGTATCTATCGACAAAGGGTTAAATATTTTTCCTGTTGATTTGCTAAAGGATTCAAAGACACTTGTGGTTACATCACAAGCCCAAGGTGTGTACAGATTGTTTGCTTATGTTGGCAACGAGTTTGGCCCTTCTGAACCAGCGTTTACATCTGTTGTGATCGGTGATGAACCCGCTCCAACTCCACCCGCTCCACCAGTAAATCCAGATAATGACATCAGAGCAGCAGCAGCAAAAGAAGACAAAGATCAAGTCAAATGGCTGTCTATGTTTTATGATGAGCTTGCAAAAGAGTGTCAGAAAAACGACTACGAATTTCTTACAGATGTCTTTAAAGCAGCAAAAGCAACCATCAATAAACAATTTATGGAAAATGAACTTGCAAATCTTAGAGATGTGATTGGGAAAAGATTGAACCAAAGACTTCCCAAAGATGGAACGCTTAAACTAGATCAAAAACTTAGGGATCTTTTGACTAACGAATTTAACCAAATAGCAAAGGAGTTGAAGTAATGGCTATGGAAAAAAGACCAAGATTTGGAAAAAAAGAAAATCTAGATAAAAAAGAGGTTCCAGTACAAGTAGAACCAATATCACCAAATAAATTTGGTTGGTTGCCAATTAATATTCAGCCTAAAGAACTTCAAGATAAGTTCAATGCAGAACTTGTTCCTTTTAAAATCTCTGGCCCTTCTCCAGATTTAAATGAATCGCTTCTTTATAAAGTAGTCAACAAAGCTGCTGGGTACGAATTTTTTCCTTGGGATCAAAAAACTGGCTCATGTGTAGGTCAAGGTGCATTGGCTGTTATGGCTACTTTGCAAGCGGTTGAAATCATCACGCAGAGGCAGACTTTTGAAGAGTGGAGACTTCCATTCATTCTTTATAATTATGGTCAATCTCGCAAGCGTGGAGGCCTTAATGGTGAAGGCGAAGGTTCTTTTGGTTCTTCGATGGCAGAATCATTGAATGAGGATGGTTGCCCGCCATTAGATCCAAGCTATCCACAACCTGTTTGTCAGCAAGACGGATCTTGGACTTTTGGTGCAAAGGCTGAAATGGCATGGTCAAATGGAAATAAACCGCCAATCGATCTTTCTGATTCTGCTAATAAATTTAAAGTAAAAAGCACATCAAAGCTTAAGAACAGCGATGAAGTGAAACAAGCGTTGTCTAACGGATACCCTGTTACCATTGCTTCTTCTTGGTTTGGATTTAGCGATTTAAAAGTAAGGCCATCTGGAACCCCTGCTGTTCAATTAGCCTCAAGAAATCAAAGCTGGGGGCATCAGCAATCGTGTTTAGGGTTTACTACCCATCCAGAATTCGGATTAATATTTTTAATTCAAAATTCTTGGGGTAATGCTCACGGAACACCTCCAGGGAATTTTGGCGAGCCTAAAGGTTCGTACTGGATTAAAGCGAGGGATATGGATAGAATCTGTGCAGAGGAAGTCTTTTCTTTCTCGAATTTTGATGGATACCCTGCACGAACTATCGATTGGTCGATATAATGTGCTTGGTTACTTTTTTTCTTTAGGAGGAAGCATTATGTTTAGTTTAGTGTTAGCAGTTGGTATGGTGATCGATCTGCCCATCCGCAAGAGTTCTTGTGCGAATGGTCAATGTTCTGCACCCGCAGTACAAGTCGAAAAAAAGGTTGAGAAAACAATTAAAATCGAAACTGTGAAAACAGAATCACAGGTTTTCCGTGGAGGCAAACTTCGCTTTAGCCTTCGTGGATCAAGCTGCTGTGGTCGATAGTCTTCGCTAAGATATGTAGATAACCACAGGACACAAGTAAAACTGTGTCCTGTTTTTTTAGAGGTATCTAATGCGTATACAACCAGTACAAGGTTCTGGGATGAATGTTGGCTTTGATGCTGCATCTGGCAGCATTACCATAAGCAATGAAGGCAACACCCCTTTTTTATATGCCGTTGTAAAAGGCAAGATTGCTATAGATATTAATAATGCTACTGCTGGCTATCACAGGTATCACGAATTTTATGAGGTTAATTGGAATGGATCGACTTTTGTAAAAGCAGTTGGCGGTTTATATGCTGACTATAATACAAGATTCACTTGTGTAAAAATGGTTACTGTTCCTTATGATGTAGATGTTTCTTTTAGTAGAAGTAATTACACAGGAAATGGTTTAGTTTATCTTGCTAGATCAAGAGGTGTTGACAAGGCTGATGGTCGAGAAATATACGAATTCCTTGGTTCTACTTCTCCTGTTGGTTCTGTTACTAATGTTCAATGCGTTGGCAATGTTCTTCGAGTAACTTATTCAGCGGAGTAATTATTATGGCAGAAGAACGAAATGAAGAATTCAATTGTTATGTATCTAATGAAAACGATACAGACATTGTAGCCAATATTAATTGGAAAAAATGGATGTGTGATTGGAGAGGTAAAATGCCTTCGTCATTTTCTGGTACATGGTTTGTGTATGATACACCTCCCGAATTGTGTCCAACAATGCCAAGAGTAGCAACTCCAATTACTCTTAGCCGATGGAAGCCTGGTGACGCATCAAATTCAACTTGGCACGCACCAAGTCAATCTTACAGAGAAGTAATAGACACAGGGGATTGTGGCCCACAAAACTACGGATTCAATTATAAATATCCAATTGATTACGATGGCACAGGGCCAGAGATGCCAGCATTTGCAATGGGCATTTATGACCCTTTGGTTCCAGCTAATCTTTCACTTTCTTTGCAAGCTAGAGCGGTACGAATTTCAGCAACTCAGATAATTGAGTTAGGCCCAGATGTAGTAATGGCAGCAAGTTGTTCTGAAGATAGTTTTTATATGCTTGCACTTTTTGTTTCTGGCTCTTGCAAAGTCCAATTAGAAATAACTGGGGTGGCATTTTGAGACATGGATATGGCTTAAAAATAAATGGTTCTTGCTACGGAAACGCTCGAAGATTTACTCCGATGCGAAGTTGCAACGCTTATATTACTTTTGATAATAGCGAATTAAACTTAGCTAACACCGATTTTACGCAAGCAGCAAATTTAACAAGAGTAAGAAAATCCCAGTTTGACAATACTGTTAAAGGTCTTCCGTATAATTGCACCCCTATACAACCCACTACAACTTTTCCTACTTATTACTTTGACAAAACAGAAGTTGAGTCTTGGGGAGTTCGTGGAGTTGGTTGCAATGAAGACTTTTCATCATGCACTATGAGATTTCGAGGCCCAAGATTCAGAAATAATTTAGTTGTAATTCCATTAAGAAAACACACTTTAAATCCGCTTAAACAAGGTAGGTTAACATATGATTTTTTAGATAGTAATCCGAATAATACTCATTCTCCTATATTTAATCTTTCAGATTTTTCTGGAGAGCTAGACCCTTTGGAGTTCTCAGGATTTTATCCATATTCTCCAGATGATAACGAAAATATAAAAAAGCCAGCGGGATGGATGTATAGCAACAGAAGCGTTCCAGAACCTTATTTAACACAGAGAACTTACGAAAATGGTGGCAGTAGCGTTGACCGATCAACAGCAAAAAGACGGAAGCAGATAGATTTTTTGCCGTTCGTAGACCCACTCCGTGTTTTTGATATTAATGAACACAGGTTAGGCCAATTTGATGGACTTGCATTTGTTGTTTTATTTGGAGAAATGGCTTTCAAGCTTCCAATTGTTGACCTTCCAGAATATCAAGGGGTCTTAAAAGATTTTACCGAAGCTACAAATAATCTTGCCCCTCCATATATGGATCCAGCTTGGCAATACATGGGTGTTGAAGTAAATATATTTCTTGCTGGAGATGGAATACCCAGTCCAAGAATAGGTAGACAAAGATTTATGTTGCCTAATCGTCAAGGCCCATCTACACAGGGGTTTGGTAACGACCCTGCTGGAAACTATTTCACTTTGTTTTTCAAGCCATTTGTACTCAACAGTATTGATATGACAATGGATTTTGCTATTAAACCATCACAAGTTATAGATGATGATCCTTCTGTTTTGCCTTCAAAACTACCTTTTAGTAACATGAACATAATGATAGGTGCATAATGGCATATGTAATAAGCGGTACGGCACATCTTCACAAAACCCATGTTTCAAGGGTTGCAGCAAACATTTGTGATCCAGAACCCGCTGTATCTGGAAAAGTTTTTGATATTGATTGTTCGTTGGTTTGCGTTTTAGGTGAACCTTTTCTTAGCGGTACTGTTAATTTTTCTAGGCTTAGAACGCATCCAGATTTGTGTAATGGAAGTAGAGTTGGTATTCGCTGGATTGATTCAATTGGAATGGTTAGTTTTGGCTGTCCACCTGACTATGAAGAAGACAATCCTAACAATAATACATGGACTGGATCTAGCATTACAACTCATAATCAAGGGAGGCCTTGGGATAATGAATTTCCGACTCCCGAAAGCCCTCGTATGCCTTATGACTATGGGCCAGATTTTTCTGTTGTCATTAAAACTGATGTAGTAATGACAGCGATATCTAGAGGAGTTGTAAGCGTAACGATTACTACATCAAAGCTTATGCCAGGTTCTGACAATACTTATTTTACCTGTGGTACTGTAACTCTAACTTGTTTTGAAACCGCTGCTTCTTTAGCAAACAATGGTGTTGGTGCAAGAACCTACAAATCTGAAATTACACCAGCATCTTACGATGGTGATGAATGTGGTGGCGATTTAAAATATATTGAAGCAGAAGTATATTTGTATTCATATGATTTTGGGTGTTCCGTAGAGAACAACGATTTTGGAGACAAGTGCAATTTAAAGTCTGGAAATAAGTCTTATTCTTGCTTGGTTTGTCTTGTTACTCCAAGCGTTCCGTTAGCTTGGAATCCTTATGTAATTCAGTTAGGTGTAAATCCATTTGCTTGTTTTGATCAAGGGATTCTTTGCGGTTGCTTTAAGTGGCAAGGTAACACTATGAATCCAGCACCATATCAAAACAGTTTTGATCCAATGTTTTTTGTTAATGTTGGATGTCCGAATGAAACTCCTTTTGCCAGTAAAAGCCAGTTGATTCAATATGGGTATTCTACTGAATGGCCTAGTGGTGATCAATTACACATTATATTAAAGACAGTAGAGAATGGGCCTATCTGCGTTGCTGCAAAAACTTTTACTGCTGGGCCGACACCACCACCAGGGGTTCCAGCAACTACTATTGAATCTCCTTGGATAATAGGAGACATAACTGTGATTCAGCCTGTTTCTCCATTTATAATGCAAGCAAGTTTTTCAGGTCTTCTTCCAGGTGATCCTATTCTTCAGTTTTATGGAATGGAATTTCCAACAGCAGCGATTGAAGATTGCCAATTAAACACCTTTCAAGAAAAAGCAGTTTCTGAAGAAGTTAAAAAAGAAGTTCCTATGCCTGTTCCTATTAAACAAGATGAAAAAACTATTCAAGAATCAGACCCAAATATGATTCGTGTTAAAGAGATGATAAAAAAAATACAATTAGTTAAATCCAAACCATGTGTAAGTCTTGGAATGGCTTTAGAAAAAACACCTTCATGTGGCTGTGGTGGTGGAATTTTGCATGAATGCAAAAGACATGGCACTTGTAGACAAGCTGGTAATGATCCTAAAGTTCAATTATGTTGGAAATGTTCTGACTATTCTAACGAATAATAAAGGGTATTCTTTATGGCGACATTAATTCCATTTTCTTGTTTTGAAACAGATTTTTCTGGTGGTCTTCATAACCTAGAAACAGATGTTTTAAAGATGGCAATTACATCTGGCGTGTATGATCCTGACGAAGAAAACTATGAACCTATTCCATTAAATAAAACCAATTGGAACACCACAGATTTTCCAGAACCCTTTGGAAGCTTTTCTTATCCAAATGGAGGTTATACATTAGAAAAAACAAAATATATTGTAAAAGATGGTATATATAGTTTGTTTTTTAAAAACCTTACTTTTAATTGCCCAGAAAATGAATTCTTCGGGCCTTTTAGATACCTTATAATTTACAATAGCAGCATTAGCAACAGATTAATTGGCTATTATGATTACACTTCAGTTGTTTCTTTAGTTCCTAGTCAAACATTTTTTGTTGATTTTGATCCAGATCAATTAATACCGGCAATAATGGTAGATACTATTGGTGGATCAACACCTACACCAACCCCTACTCCAACCCCAACACCCACACCACCCGCTGGCATTTCTTTTTTAAGCCAAACAGGAACAGGTGATTATGCTGGAACTTACACCGGAAGCGGACTTGAAAGTACATCAAAATTGGAAATTACTATGCTTAGTGACGGAGTGACTAAATACATGAATTTTGTATCTGGAAGCAATGGAGTTCTTTATTACAACTATAAAGTTATTGATCCTAATAAAACAGAAGCAACAGCATCTATGATAATTAATAATTACCAGCAAGGATCTTCTAACAGGAAAACAGGAATTGTATATGGATCAGTTAATATTAAAGTCAATCACCCTGTTGTTTTTAGTTTCAATTCTGGATACATTCCAGAAAGTGAAACATCAACTGCATCTGGAATATTTAAAGCTTATATTGATGCTGATTAAGATGTCCGAATGAAACTTCCCTTCCTGTCGCAATTCTACTTCGGAAGGAATTAGTCTCAGGAAATTGCTAAAACAAGCCCTAGAATCATTCGGACTAAGTTAATATATCAAGCTTGTTTCTTTTGTTCAAGTTGCCCAGTAGAAATTTCCATAGAACCAGGGCGAAGCGATTTCATCAATCCATCCGTAGGTGAACCCATGATGGTTTGAATTTCATGTCTAGCATCCGCTGCTGCATCCAATTCTTTTTGCCATTCGGTGAACTTCATAAACAGTTCTACCGCCTTCATGTTGCCACCCCGAATCTTTCTTACTAGGCAACTCTTTACAATAGCCATATCTTCCTTGGTGATGGATTCAACATAGAATCGTTTCATTTCTTGTATATGGCGATAGTATGGATTTAGGTACATTTCTTCTCCTATGGAGTGTGGTAAACTTTTTTTGCCCTTGATAAAACATGGGCTGGTAAATTACCAGCTTGCGGGCCTCTCATAACCCTTGCTTTAAGATTCTTTCTTCTTTTGTTTTTCAAGAATGCCCATGCAGATGCCCTTCCTGTTGATTTCCTAGCTTTTGAACCGCTTGTTCTTGCTATGATAGAATAGTCTTTCAATGTTGGTGTAGCGTACCAGTATATGAAGCCACCTCTCCAGTTATTTGCCACCCATTTGTTGAAAGTGGCCTTACCTACCCTTGGGTAAATATATCCAATATCTGGGCCTCTAGCTTTCATTATGACCGATCCTGACGGAGCTTTAGCCATTGGAAAATATTCAAGAGATTTCATCCACCTAGAAGGTGGTGTATATAAAACGGACTCGCTAGTGGTGGTAATATCTGGGTCAGGACTATTTCCAGTAGCTCTAGCAACTCTTCTAGTTCTATCTTGCAATAATCTTTTAAGCTTTTCTATAGCTCCAAGTAAATCTGCCATCGAAATTCCTCTTGCTTTTTGCTATAATACTGTTACCTATTTTACCTTGTTTTTGAAAGGATGCAATATGTTAAGTAAAGCTGGAGCGGATTGGATGGTAGAAGCCATTGCTGCTTATGAAAAAGGAAAACCATCTCAATCAATAGCAGCAAGTTTGATCTATATCTCTGAGACACTTGAACTTATGAGAATGTTGATCGATCCAGAAACACCAGAAAATGTTGAATTTCCAGGGGGCAAGGAGTTTCCAAAATCATGATAGATTCAGATAGTTTTTATGAAATGCTGGAGAACATTCAGCGTGGAATTGACTTTAAATTAGCCATGAAGGCCTTCGGGATTTCCAGAAGGGATCTTGAACCTTGGCATAAAAAAGAGATGGTTAAAGCCAAAGCACAGGCAACCATTGCTATGCAACAGGTTATCCATGAACATGGTTCTGAGGATTGGCGAGCCATGCAATGGATCATCGAGAGAAATAATAAGGAACGAAATGATGAGCAAGAACTCCAAAAACTCCTCAACAAACAACTTGCAAAAGAAATGGCAAAGGGTCTTATCGAGTCCAGCGTTGCAGGGGAAACTTTCGGAAATCCAAGAAGTGAAGAGGGTGAATCGGGAGAATCAGAAGACTATAGTGATTCCGAAAGACCCAGGGGAGTATTGCGAATACCTCGGAATCAGCCTGACTCCCCAGCAGATGGAAATATTTAATTCCGTTGCCAATGGTGCAAGAAAAGTTCTAGTTCGATCCGCACACAATCAAGGCAAAACTTTTTTGTGTGCTGTTATTGCTTCATGGTTTCACGATCACTTTACTCCATCAGAAGTTTTGATATCAGCACCTGTTGCCCAACAAATTAAAGATGGTGTGTTCAAAGAATTACGCAGGGTTAGACCTAGAGATCCAAACTGGATGCCCAAGGCTAATCGATTAGAAAAGAACCCCTCGCATTACATCCAAGGACTTACCGCCCAGAAAGCTGATGCTTTCCAAGGGAGGCATTCCGCTGGTGGTTTGTGCATCTTGTTTGACGAAGCGAGCGGTATTGAACCAACCTTCTGGGAACGAGCGGAATCGATGCTTTCAGCAAGCAAAGAGAATTGTTTATGGTTCTGTATTTTCAATCCATACGATGCCTCATCACCCGCTTACTTTGCTGAAAACTCTCCTGACTGGAAAGTGTTTCACCTCTCAGCTTTAGACCATCCTAATGTTGCTTTTAAAGCCGATCTAGTTCCAGGTGCAATTAACTATGAGTATGTAGAGAACCGCATCAAAAACGAATGTAGATCCGCTAGAGAAGGTGAAGAATCTGAGCCAGGGTACTTTACCTTCAATGATAAAAACTACATGGTTGAAGACCCGCTTTTTGATATTCAAGTTCTTGGGAGATATCCAAGTAAGGCGATCAACTCGGTATGGGGTGCTTTGGCACTCAAACAAATCCTTGATCCAATTCCGCTCAATAAGGATTGGGTGGTTCAAATTGGTGCTGACCCTGCAAGATTCGGTGACGATAGATCCTGTTTAGTGGTCAGGCATGGATGCTGCATCATAGATGCAAAGGAGTATCGTGGATTGTCTACGAAAGAATTCTCGGAAAAGATTAAAGAGTATTGTCAGAAGTATGAAACACCAAGGCAATCGCAATACAAAATCCCTGTGCTTATTGATGAGGGTGGTGTTGGTGGTGGTGTGGTCGATAACAAGGGTGACTATATGTTTTACGGCATTAATTCATCTGGTGAAGCACCAAGGTGGCGGGAGTTCCCGAACATGAGATCCGCTCTATGGTTTGAAGCAGCAGAACTTGCGATGGAAGGCAAAGTTTCAATCGGACATCTTCCGCTTCATATGCGGGAAAGAATGATGGAAGAGTTACGCACACCAGTATACATTGTGGATACGAACGGAAGAAGAGTGGTCGAGTCTAAGGACATGATGAAGCGTAGACTTAAGCACTCTCCTGACCTTGCAGATGCCTTTAACTTGGCTCTGATGTCGATTCCTCGGATTGGGATCGAGAAGGTGATTGGTCATCTTTAGGAGGTCTTTTTTCGATAACTGTTTCAATCATGCTTTGTGGTGTTTGTTCATTTATAACAATGTACATTGAACCAGCACCATTTTTATCCCTGCTTTTTCTGATTGAAATCTCACCGCAATCTTGAAGGTATCGAATTGCATCGTCAACCGATTGTCCGCTGTGTACAATCTTCCTAAGATGCCTCTTAGCATCAATCATTTTTACACCATACACATCTGGTTCGATTTCGTTCAACGAATCCTTGATCATGTTTAGTAGCTTATCTGTAATTTCACCAAACTTAGTATCGCTTACCATGACTGTGTTTGCAGTTTGCCTCTTATTCACTTCACGAACAAATTTAAATCCAGCCATTACACCAGCTAAAGAAATCGTGTCAGCGTTTATGTCCTGACTTAATTCCCACAAGCAAGCTATTTTCAAAGCCAACTCAGGAAGCCTCGCACATGAAGAAGCCTTTTCTTCTTCGCTGTTCTTCTGATACTTGGAATACAAATCATCATTTTCCCATACTTGGGTTTGAAAGAATTCTAACGCATCTTCATCAAGCAAAAGAACCTTTGAATCTTTTTCAATCTGGTTTAGTGGTGCATTTCCAAGTGCATCAAGCTTAGTATCTTGCATGAATTCCTTGATAACTCCAGGAACAAGATTCTCATTCATGGCGATCAGTCTTGCAGCAACTTCAACCAAATATTCTGGAATTGGTTCTGATACAGACATTCCACGAAGATTCATCCTACCTCGGATTGCAGACTGAAGAATTAGCAAACGATTGTAAAAACCTGACCGAAGCATTTTAGGTGATAGTGCTTTGAAATACTCTTCTGGAGTTGATGAGGTCATAATCGAAAGAAATGGATAGCGAATAAAGTTTTCAGAATCCGCATCACCCGCCTTTGCTCGCCTCTTGATATAGTTCGATGTAAATAGTTCAAGCATCGTTCCCATAACATCATTGAACCTTGTGTCACCCGATTTAGCTTTCTCAAGATCAAATGCACCTTCATCAGCCATGAGAAACTTTGGCCCTTGAATTACTTTTTCTTCAAGACCCTCTCTTGAACCCACTTTCGTCATTAGCAAGCTTGCGTTATCAATTTCCATACAGATTCTAGCGTTTAATTTTCGCGGGAAATCTTTGCCCGAAGCTGTCAGGCCAAGAACAACTATATACAAGTTAAGCTTTAGTTCATTTGGCCCCATGATGGATCTTCCCACTAAAGCGGAGAACATACCTAGTGCAGATGCAGCAGCAATTCGCTTCTCTGGGTATAGTGCGTTTCTCATACAGTAGTCGATGTATGTATCGATCCACCCAGGAAATGAAATGGCATCGTCAGGCACAATGTCTACAGTTCTGACTTGTTTAACCTTACCTGACTTTGTTGTTTCAAGGAAATCCCATCTTGATTCGTTCACAGGTTCGTCTTCAATTTTGTCTATTGAATACTTAGCAAACACCTGTGCGTAAAATGTTTTCCATTCTCTACTTCCAGGTTGCCATCCTCGACTCATACAGTAGACATAATCTTTGGTTAATGGAATGTTTGGACTCAATCTCCAGTCTAATGGACTGAAATTCCAATAGCGATCCATGCCACCATTTTTGCACCCTGCAATTGCGTTAGGTTCTCTGCCTGACGAATCTGGATGCCAAACTAAAAAGTAATCATGCCTGACTTCCACGACTCTATAAGAATCTGGAAGGATTTCGGGCCATGAAGTTTCCGCTCTCCATTGGTCAAGGGCAGTTTTCTTACCTATTTCTTTGTACTGGTAAGGTTCTTTATTTAACTCGATGAATCTCTTTGCTGCTTTTTGATCATAAGACTGGGCAAATGACATCAGAAATTCATGCTCATCCGCAGTCAGGGTTGGAATGGTTGAAACATCACCATGCAGCATTTTATATGGCTTAACTAATCCATCAATTTTTGAGACTGCCTGAGAATAGAATCCAACTACATACCCACCCGCCCCCCTTGTTTCTATTAATGGTGGAGCAATCTTTTTAGTCGATCCTTTGGCTTTTGCTTCGGCAAGCCATCTCTTGCCATTGTCCGTAGACATTACCGCCAATTCACGGCATTTTGATTTACCTAGTGGCAAATAGTAGAAAATGTGCAATCCTTCAGATGGTGTTGTTTCAACGCATCCACAAAGTTTATCGTGTAGCTCTTTGCTTGATGCTTCAAGGTCAGGAAGGAAGTCAAGT